ATCTAACTTCTGTGGATGATAGCGGCAAAGTGATCTCGTTAATGCCTTCCAATATTGTACCAGAAAATTCTGTCCATACTGGAGTGGCTGGTAAGCCTTCATCAGATTCAGATCCAACAGCTCCATAATATATCTCACCCGCAAATGCTGGTCGCGTTAATTCTATAGAGTTAGTTAATGAGTTAACTGTGTAGTCTTGTCCGGGAATTAAAGTAGAGCGTCTTAAATGAACTCTAGCTACTGAATTAACATCAATCGTGTTACCTACGGCATTCTTCATTATGATAGTAGTTTGTCCGTCAGAATCAGCTATCGTATAAAACGGGATCACCACCGATCTTTCTTGAAAGACAAACCAGTCGTCATTCGGTGCGCCTGTAACACCATCTAAAGCCAATTCAATAGGAACGCTCACAGTCGCTGCTGGTGCGATGTATGGGGCGTTACCAAATATGTATATTTGATATGGGTCAGTCGCGAATGTACCAGTAATCCACGGCAGTCTAGGTTTTGAATTAATATCAATTACTGCTATAGCATCATCAGCGTCAGAGTTAATGCCACAAATGGTACGAACAACTGTTCCTTCTGGGGTTGTTGCAGTATCTTCCCCCGCGGTACATTCAACCCACTCTTGGGAGAATTCAACATATTCCATCAATGTTTCGGCGTCTGATGCTGTTGCCTCGACTGTCTGTATTAGAGTCCCATTGACACCCATCAATTTTCCGTCCTCTAACGCCCCAAGCTCAAAAGCTTGGTCTAAACTTATTTGAGATTTAAGCGCCCTAGATAACTCTTCTTGTTGGTCTTGATTTTGTAGTGTAAGTTTATCTAGCGCTTGTTCGTGAGATTCAGCTGGAAACCTGCCGCCGTCGAGATAATCTACGTTCTGAGTAAATGGCGTATCTCGGTATACTACTAAGTTAACATTATTAAGTACCGTGTTAGTAGTAAGAGTTCCCCCTTCCCCAACGTTAAGTGCCACGGTGAAATCAAGGTATGGAGTTTCAATGTCTTCGCTGTCTACTGTTAACGCGAATATCTGCTCCGAACTTGTAACAGCAAACGTAAAACCGAAATCTACTGTTACCCCGTTTGTTGTAAATGAATTTTTTCTATTCAGTGCTGCTACTGTCATTCTGGTATCCCCATAACCTCGGCTGACTGTTCTTCAACATAGTTTAACAGATTTCTTGTGTACCATAAATTCTGATACGGGAGCAATCGTCTAAACGCCCTTAAATCTCTTTGTGTAAACCCTTGTGGATCATCGCCCATCTGCATTCCTATGCCGCCAGTAACTTCAAAAACATCCGTTACCGTACCTACTGTCGGACCAAATAATGCGCCTAATGCATTTCGACTTGCATATCTAGACATTGGAGGATTTCCAGTTAATGCGTTTATTCCTACATTCCCTCTGGTTGCCTTCTCTATTATACCATTAGTCTCCGACATAAGAGCGAAAATGCCGCTATAATCCACCGCTTCACCGATGATCTTTGATGGGTCTGAGCTTGGGGTTTCGCCCCTAACTAGCTCTTTCATTGAGTAAGTCATCGCTCCTAGTCCCATTGAGATCATAAGTCCGTTAAAAAACGCAGCATCTCTTTGTTGCAATCCCGAAATAAGCATTCTACCGTGTGAAGCAAACACGAACGACTTAAACTGTCCAACTAGTTTACCAGTTGCTGTGTTCATGGTTAACGGCTTATCACCCACACCCGGAGTAACTATCATTGAATCCGTGTCTTTAGTTACCGCGTTCTTAAATATCTCAGCGACACCCTTATCCCATTCTCCTGCATTAGCAAGCCACACATCACCTCGGTCTGAATGCTTGTTTACCTGCTCAGCAATTAATGCAGCTTCATTTTCGCCAATGCCTAATTGAGCTAATTTACGCTTTGAGCCTTCCGTAATAGTGCCATCCGCCCATTTTACTGTATTTTTCAATACAGAATCACTAGATACGAATCCAGCCCATTGCTTGATTAGTTGGTTCCATGGTGACATAAGAGACACAGCACCAAAAGTATTACTCATTGCTTCCAGTGATTTTTCAAACTTAGTCCCTTGCTTGTACATATCACCGATGTCAGCCATTGAGTTAGCTCTAGTTGACTGTATCATTTCGAATATAGCAGCATTCATTTTAGCTTCTTTAATCGCCATTTTAGCCTTGACAGGGTTAGTCACTAAAGCCTTAAACATTTCGCCGTTTTTCTTCAATCCATGCACCATTATTGGCCGTGCTAAATCTGGTATGGATGAAAGCATCATACCACCGAGCTTAGATAGAAATTGCAAGTTTCTAGTGACTTTATTCGCTCTTAACCATAGCGAGTTTGGATCGGCTGGCTGATTGTATGTTCCATAGAGTAAATCCCTCATTGCGCCCAAATCTTTTTTAACTGAATCCCTTTGGTCGTTAAGTTTTTTAGCGTTAGATGGATTCTTCTTAATCATCTCATCATAATCAAAATCAATCTCTTTAAATGCTTGAACTAGATCTCTGTCGCCAAACTTTTTAGTCATTTCTATTTGCGGCGCAGTTGAACGAATATAAAACTCTGCTACTGTTTCGATGTCGTTTTCTAAAAATTCTTCCAAATATTTATCTTGAATTGGTAATGTTCTAGATTTGAATGGAGAGCCTTCTGGTATGACGTTTTTAGGTATAATACCACCGGGAGTGTTAACGATATTATTGTAAACATCATCAGCCATGCCATCTAGTAAACCTTCATTCTCAAAAAACTTAGCTTTCTTCAGGTCAGACCTAAGTGATCTCAATTCTTTTTTAGCTTCTGATAATTCAGTTTTGACTAACTCTCTTTCCTTTGCTGCTTTAGATAAGGCTTTTTGACTAGCGGCAATCTTAGCTTTAAACTCTTTAGCTTCTGCAATTAACCCAGCCTTTCTCTTAGTGTTCATCTTGCCTTCTGGAACCAGTGCAATCTCTTGCTCTGCGGATTTTTTAAGCTCTCGCAACCTTTTGATTTCGTCGTTAAGTTCTTTTGCTGCTGCCTTGGATGATGAAAACCTACCAGTTACCTCTTCGGTTATATCTGTCTTTTCAACAACCCTAGTGTTTATGTCTGTTGCTGAATCCAAATCTTTTGATTGGGACTTAAACCAGTCTTTCACTATCTGCTTGAACTGCTGAGGTTGCGCTCTCATTTTTTCAAAGTTATAAACTCTTGTTAAATATGAGTCAGCGAACTTAACATCAACATCTTCAGACAATAAGCCTTGCTCGATCGCCTCTTTCTTTACTGGTTCAAATACAGTCTTCCGGTAATACTTAGCAGCTTCCGCAACTTCTGGGATAGAGTGTTCATCTCCATTTCTAAGTGCCTTTGAAATCTCATGCTTGAATTGGCCGTAAGTTAATTTACCCTCTTTATTTCCTGCCCCAAGTAAATCTTTAGTTTGAGTAGCTACCCGAGATGTTATTCCAGCACCGGTTGACCCTCGGTATTTTAAAAACTGACCATCTAGATTTTCACTAGCTAACCCCGATAGCGCATGATACTGTTTAATTGATGTTTCCACCGCTTGGCCAGTTGGCTTTCCAGCGTTATTCTTTTCTAGATAATAGTTATTTTCTGCTAAATCCTGCACTACTCTACGAGCTGACAAGGAGTCACTAGTGGCCACTCTTCCGTACGGGTTTATTTTTACAGTCTTCTCAAGCCCGAACGCACTAACCAGTGACTCTTCTTTTATTGTTGTTTGTATTACTTCCGCTGCACCTGCATGCCTTGGATTTATCGAAGGTGTATCTATTACTTCTTTTGACATCTGCTCTGTCAGGGTTTTGACTTCGCCTTTAGAAAGAGCACTGGCCGCTCCGCCCAACACTCCGCCCAATAATCCCGCACCACCAATAGCAAAGTAACTTTCTTCTTGCGTTCTTTCTTCTTGTGAAGCATGAAGCGCTAACTCAGATACTGCGGCTCCGGTAGCGGTAGCAGCTCCAGTTTTAGCGAAAGCTGCGAGCTTACCGCCCTGCAATAGAGCTTTGCCCGGTCCAAAACCAATCCAGCTAATAGGATCTAACGCTCCGGCGGCAAACATGGCTGCTACACCGCCAAACCCGGCAGCTTCTAGATCAGCTCTAGACTCCCTCTGTGCGTCAATATTACTTTTTAACCACGCTGTCTTTTCTGGGCTAGCGCCAATGAATGACATAGCATGCTCTTCATATCCTGCGATATCATCAAGAGGCTCATAATTAGAATTATTTCTATCAGCTATTCTGGCTTGTGGGTTTTTAGGTGCGTAAGGTGTTTCCATTTTAAAATCAGGATTTACACCGCGAGACAAGGCTGCTCCTATTGTGTTCTCTGTGGTAAATGCTGCGGATAGTATATCTAACGCGCCAACGTCTTCTTTTGTATTTGCATAGCTATGAACGTACCCTAGAGATTGGTTTTCCTGTGGTTTAATTGGCATTATTTACTACCCCAGTAATGAGTTTTTCTACTAAAGCCACCGTCAATATAGTTAGATGCATTTCTGGCTCTCTCCATCGACTTTTCTTTTTCTTCTTCCGCTTGAGCTCTTTCTTTTGTTATAGAAAAATCTGGAGTATACCTCTGTATTGCCCCGTCAATTAATAACGGCATCATTACCCCGTCTTGCTCTGTCATAATTATATACGATGGGCGATCTTGACGTGCTGTTATTGAATCAGCTTGTAGTGATGCCTTCTCATCTATTCCTATTTCTTTAAGTTCATCACTAAGTTGATTATATATCCATTCAGACTCTTCCCCATTGCCGTACATTTTTTCAGGCGGGTATTTCATCATTCGTTCTTTGCCATCAATCCATGTTGATCCCCAGACTTTACTTATGTCAGCCGTGGCAAGCTCCATAGCAGTTGATATATCATGAGTCTTTAAATAATAATCATTAGTTACCAAATTAAATTCAGCTTCCATTTGATTCATTGACTGACCGCTCTTAGGGTCAAAAAATGAAGGGCTAATATCTCCAACCGCTTTTTTAAATCCTGTATGTTTTTTAGATGATATATCTTTTTGTGTTAGCTGCGTCTTTAATACTTCTTTAAGTTCTTTAGGTGTGTCATAAACAGAATTATGAGCAAGTTCAACAGCTTTTGCTTTATCGACACCCGCAGAGACTAGCTTAGACACTTTAATGCCCATAGCTTTAGTGTCGGCTGGTAATTGCGCCATGACATCTGGAGCTACTTCGTTCATTCTTGCTATCATGTCAGACGACTGAGCAACCTGATCTACACTGCCAACGATTCCTGCGTTAATCGACGTTTCAACTTGAGATGGTATAACCTTCGTTGATTTAACTAAGTTCGCAACTGCATTGACATCCGCCCTTGATTCTTCTGGTAGACTTTGATAATAAGAATCCACGGCGGATTGATGTTCTTTGTTTCTGTAGTCTAACGGCTGTCCGGCGTCTATAGATGCGCTAACTTGTGTTATAGCGCTATTTGCCTTAGCTATTTTTTTAACTTTAGAGTCAACCGATTTAACGAGTTGAGTTCTTTTCTCTGGAGTAATCACCCCAGTAGAGTAAGCTCTGTCAATTTCAATATATCCCATCTCTCCACGGCTAATTCCTATCTCTAAATTTGATTGAGCGGCTGCATTATCTGAATTTCTTTGCGCGATTTCTTCTTGTTCTTTTTTTCTCTCGTCAATTTCGGCCTGCCTGTCTACTGCTTCTGATTGAGAATGAGCGCTATTGGTTAACTGGTTTAATGTATCTGGAGAGAGGCTATTATATTGTCCTGAGTCAATGTTTTTTACTGCCTGTTTTGGGTCTACATTAATCTCACCAAGCAAGCGCTGGGTCATTAGCTTGTCTTGATATTGAGCCTTGGCAGTTTCCTTGGTGCTTTCTGGTATATCGGAGGTATCAATTATAGCAAACGCAGATTCTAGGCTTGATTGATATTCTCCGGGGTTTTGATATGTTTTGTTCAATCCAATATCTAAACTAT